AACTGAGACCAGTTCTTGACTCGAATAGACATATCTAACCTTCCATCAAAAGGTCATCACTGTGGTGGGACAAGGCAGGACGGTGATGAAGCGTCTTTTCGGGAGCTACCCTAGCCATTCCCTCTGAACTATACCGTAACGTTTCTTAACTGACAAATCTTACAAACATTGTGTTCCTTGAACTGCATTGACGATCTGGACTTCTTGCAGCCAGCACAATATCTCAGACCGTGGTGGTATTTCTTAATCGTTCCAGTTTTGTCGCTTAACGTTGGAACTGAGAGTTTTGAAGGTTCTTCTTTCAACTGGTTGCCCTCTAGGAGTTGTCTTTCTAGGTTCAGGGTACTTCTCTAGCTTAGGTTGCGTTTCTTGCAATCTTTTTAATGTTTTCTCGTATTTCATTGTCTCATAGTGTTGTTGTTTGGTAATAGAATGTTCCTATAGGATTTGATTTATCTATAGAAATGTTTTTACACCTATCTGTTAAGGTATGGCATTATTTCGGGGCGGTAACTTACTAGGGGATAAATATGAACGCACAGGAATTAGAGCAGTTTCTACTTTACGAATTGTTAGACGGTCATCCAGATGACGTACTTTGCCACATGACAGCCGCAGATATTGGTGAAGAATTCTCACAGATGTTATGGGTTTGGTCGCAGCATCACCAAAATCCTATCCAATTGAGAGACAGTATGCAACGGTTCATTATCAATATGATTAACCGTACTGTGAAGTCTAAGAACTTGCCTGAATACGATGAGACTGACGAGGATCGTCATTTCGAACATCAAGACAGGCTGTATCAGGAACACAAAGACCGGGAAGCAGAAAACTACTTTAAGGGGAAAGAAGCATGAACAAACTATTCAGGACAGACGATAAGCTAGCCGACTTCATCGACCGTCATTCTGGTAAAGTCATCTTTCTAATGTTTCTACTGGCTTTGTTATTGGATAGCGTATGACATCAATCCTAGACCCATCATTCAAATATGTCTCGTCTGGCAAAACAAACATTCGTAAGACTTTTGACCGTATTCGCAAAGAGCAAAAGGAGGCTGCAAAGATACAAGCTAATGAGAAAGCACAACCTAACAATATCATCTTCAATAAAAAATTCGCTAAAGGATAAATAATGGATAACCGTCAACAGGAGCAAGAAGAACAGCAGCAATGGCTTGTGTATGAGAAGTTACAGAAAGCCAGAGTAAAGCTCCAGAATATCGAGCTAAAGAAGTCAGGACATAACAAGTTCGCAGGGTATCGCTACTTTGAGTTGACCGACTTCCTGCCTACCGTTAACTCGATATTTGCTGAATTAAAGCTATGCCATACGTTAGAGTTCACCAGCGACCTAGCGACTATGCGCGTTATTGATACTGAGGATGGTGGCTGCGCTAAGTTCACCTGTCCTATGGCTTCTGCTCAACTCAAGGGTTGCCATGAAGTCCAGAATCTAGGCGCATCGATTACCTACATTACTCGGTATCTGCTGGTAATGGCTCTGGCTATCTGTGAGCATGACGCACTAGACGCGACTACCGGATCAGAGGAACCTAAGTCCGCAAAGCCTGTAACTAAGTCGGTATTCGACGAACTAGACTCAGAATCTCAGGACGAGATTCGTAGCTATGCCGCCGACGTAATTATGATGATTCACAAGGATCAGATAGGTGAGGCTGTGGAGTACATCAATTCTCTGGAGCTAGATGCGGATTGGAAGACTGCACTCTGGAGCCAGTTGGATAGCAAGCAACGATCAGCAATTAAGAAATTCACTAAAGGATAATCATGGAATACGATAATACGAACCGAGGCACATTAGGACGCAACTCGAATAAGTCTGAGGATAGACACCCTGATTATTCAGGAACGATCAATATTGACGGTAAAGACTATTGGTTATCTGGATGGTTGAAAGAAGGCAAAGCAGGTAAGTTCTTTTCTCTGGCAGTTAAGCCTAAAGAGACAAAGAAGCCAGCTAAGAAAGTAGAGTTTCAAGATGATGATCTTAGTGACGCACCATTCTAAGGAGAAACTATGAAATACTTATTCGCACTCTGGTTAGCTCTTACAGCCCCTCTCGTTTGGGCTAGCTGCTCGACACATAGCTATTACTACGATGGTCGGTATGTGACCTGTACAACCTGCTGTTATGGTGGCAACTGCAATACAAGTTGCTTTTGATTATGGAGGAAAGCGGATGCCAGCTTTTCGATTAACAAATCGTCAAGGATAGAACTGGTGAAGCGAGTACTCCACCTTTAAGCCTAGCGATAGGTGGCGCACATAACCTACGCAGCATACGCACAGTCTCCTATCAGGTAGGTTTCTCCCCTCTGTGTGAGTATGTTGACAGCCCGGAAAGACGGGCATTAACTCAGGAGAAAACATGGAACTGCTGGACTATTTACTTAAGACTTACAACATTAAGAATGACCGCCAATTAGCCCTAACGCTAGGCGTATCAACACCTACGATCAGCAAGATTCGTAACGAGCGATATGGCGTATCAGCTAGCATGATGATTGCCATTCACAAGACTTTTGCTATGCCTATTGAAGAAATTGAAAGTTTCCTATGAGCTATGAAGCAACCGAACTATTAGTAGTCCGTTGGGGTGAGGCTAGAGGAATCATCCAGAATTCAGACGCTAAAACGCAGCTATTGAAGGCTTTTTCTGAGATGGGGGAATTAGCAGATGCGATTACCAAACGAGACCGTGACGCAGTTATCGATGGACTTGGCGACGTTCTTGTATGCCTCACTATGGTTGCTGCTATTGAAGATGTCGATCTAAAACACTGTTTTCAGTCAGCCTATGACCAGATTAAGGATCGCAAGGGCTTTCTGAACAAGGAAGGAGTATTCGTTAAAGATGACAAATGACATTGCTAAAGCTATCGATATGGTCAATGGCTGGTGGGCTAAGAGTATCGTCGCTATCCTACTCTGTGTGATCGGATGGTATGTCGGTGGAATACAGACCGAATCTCGGATAGCCTCTGATTGTAAGTTTGCAGGGGCATTTCGCGTAGACATCCAAGCATTTACTTGCCAACGCAGACTATGACTAAATTTTGTACCAGTTGCCAAGCCGTTAGAGACATAGAGGGTGGAGTAACCAGACCGACTAGGGGAACTACTCGCTGGATATGCAAATCTTGTGTTGAGAAGAAATCTCCGAGTATCTACCGGAACCTATCCGGGAAGCCGACTCCAGTAAACCACATTAACCGACTTGTCAGACAATTAAGGGAACACAATGGGTAGACCTAGAAAGAACCCCAACGATCCTAAGTGGCAGGAACCTATAAATACACCACCATTAAAGCTGTTAGAACGAAAAGACCCTTGGAATATGTTTTTCTCAGCGGCTTTAAGTGGATTGATAGCTCGTGGTGGTGGTCAGACCTATGACCAGATGATTAAAACAGCCTCAGAGATCGCTGACGAGTCTCAGAGATTTCTTTATCAGAAGTTATCGCGTTAGGGCTTCGTATTGGGTGTAGCATTGCTTGAGGGCTGTACGGAGTTCGTCGGCTTCTCTAGCGATCCTGACAAGAAACTCTCCATCCTCTCGGTAAAGCTCTTTTCCGCTACAGGATGTTGGTCTAGTGCCGGAGGAACTGGGCAAGGAACTTGTTTCGGTGGGGCGGGTTTGACGCTGCTGCAAGCTGTTAGAGAGAGCATTAGCCCGAGCGTTAATATTCCTGATTTCCGCATCTTTCTCTTTCCTTAACTGGTCAGCGTTAGCCTGTAGTTCCTGCTCCTTAGCCCTAGCTTCTTCCTGAGCCTTAGCGTACTGAGCGTATTGCTCGGCTTTCTCTTTATCCCAAGCATGTTGAACCTCAGCCTTGCCTAGCTGGTGTCCTTGATACAGACCTCCGGCTCCTGCAACGCCTATGGCTGCTACAACGCCAATGATGACGTAATGGTTCATTTCGGCGGTACTTTTGTGCCATCAAGTTTCTTGTGAATCTTGACCTCACGACAGACCTGTACCTCTTTACCCTGTTTTTTCTCAGCGTGACAGACCTTCTTTGTCTCGCCAGCGTGAATGTTAAACACAAGAAATAAACTAAGAACGACAGTTCCAACCATTCGTATCGCAATCATGTGATCTCCGGGTGTGGTGGTTGTTCGGGTGCTGCTTTACCGTTATAACCTGCTGAGGCTATTGGCGCAATCGTTGGCTCCATACGAACAGGAGCTTGTACGGGTGAAGGTGGTGGTGCTTTAGGTGGATCAGTCCAGTCACTCGCCTTAGATACTCCGGGTGGTGGATCGATCAACTTAGCAACACCATCCTTACCTTTAATGGCAAGCAATGTTGCTAATGCACCGAGGATGTACTTGCTCATGTCCGACAGCAGCATAAAGAACTGCTTATCCGCTGGTGCTATAGCGTTCATCGGCTGAGTGACGAAAACAACCGAGTACATCGCTAGGCTAGACATCATCAAAAGCACCATACAAAAGGTAGTGCCAATGACTAGCTTAATGACTGAATCAATCTGGTCAGGACTCCACTTCATTTTTCCTCCGGCTTAAAGTCGGCAGCAGGTACTAATTGATCTGGACAAGTACCAGTTACAGCACAAGTAGGTCGCTGGCACTCAGGTTTATTCCAGTTTTTGTTATCTTGGCAAGGATAACGGAACCTATCCTCACATCCCACGAGACTAAGAATGAACAACAGCCAAAGCGTTCGCATACTGAATCTCCCGATCTTCCATTCCCTTGTAACCGCCATTAATCACGCGAGTCATACCCCGTAGGTCTGTAGCGTCCGCGAATCTGTTTAGCTTATTTTCCGACCAAAACCAGCAAGCAGATTGGGCTGCTCCTTCGAATGTCTGCATATATTCAGCAGCTTCTTGCGGAGTCATCTCTAGGCTAGCAGCGAACCAGAAATAGTTGGTTTTGCCCGTGAGTTGAATCAGACCCCTTCCCTTGTACAGACTTCCCTCACCGCTAGCCTCGTCACCGTTACCCATGCGGTTAGCGTAAACATGGTTAGCGATCTTATCCGGCTGTTTAGCGTAAGCCTTAGCTTGAGCGTCTGTAGAGAAATACTTAGGGAATACTTTAAGGAGTCCTGAAGCAGAGTAGTTCAGGTTTTCCGTTAGCCATACGAACCCACCTGATTCGTGATGACATTGGGCTAGGAAAGCCGCTATACGGTTAGGAGTCGTTATTTCGTATTCTTCTAGGAGCGACTTACCGCCTAGTTCGGTCTGCTGGCTGAATAAAGCGTCATACCATTGATCCGGGTACTTAGAGTGAGGAATAAATTTCCTGAAAGCATTGCGGTCAATCACGATACATCCTCTCTATCAGTATCTCTCGCCTTAACTCTTTCATCTTCCTAATCTCGATGATAGCGGCTTGATGAGCATAGTACATATCGTAGTACATGAAAGCCAGAATAGGCATTACGATAAAGAAAGTTAATAACACCGCCATGACAGTAATCAATAAAGTCCAAGGGATGTTTTCATCATCGCGCTTCTTGTTGTCAGCCACATTAGACCCACCGCCCATATAACTACGAACACCACTGCCGAGACCCATGCCACTTTTGACCTGATTTCCGCTATTCTTTTTTTGCGTCGCCATGATGCTATCTGAGCTAGCCTAAGTTCTTCCGCATGAGCTTCTTCTTGCTCTTTAACGATACGCTGCCACATCTCCTCAAACTTGCCCCAGAGTCCAGATAATTCCGGCGGGCTGCGGTACACCATGGTTTCGCGTATCTCAGTCAGCATCGCATCTAGCCTCGACGTAATCAGGATGCGCTTTAATGCTCGCCTGCCGATACTCTCTTCCCCCCTGTAAACCTGCTTGGCTTCCAACTGCTCTTTCAAGAACAACTTGCTGATAGCGTCATACGCATCCATCAACGCGCCTAGCTGGTTACCGATGTCCGTAAACACATCGTTAGGGTCAGCCGTGGCTATTTCTTGAACCCTCTGGACTTCAGCATGGTACTGCTGCTTTTGTACCGGAGTAGGGTCAACAATCTTCTGATACTGTGCCTTCAGATCATCCAGAACATCCTTAACATCACCTGCCGCACCCTTGATCTCTTTGTAAAGTTGACAGCCTTTTTTTACAGCCGCAACCGTAGCATTAGCAGCAGCAAGTAGCGTTAGCGGATCGATTTATTCCTCTGGATCAGACTTCTGATTCTTCTTAGCAATCTGTAAATGCTGGTGCTTAAACCAAGTACCAATTAACAAGCCGATAATACCGATTGCTAGACCACCAAGCGCAGCGAATTCATTAGCTGTTAGACCAAAAAAGACGGCGGAAACTGATCCGCCGTAAGTCGCCGCAGTAGATGCCTTACCTATGTCAACCATTTCTAGCCTCTAACTGTTCAATACGCTGGCTCATCTCTTTTACCGCATTAATCAGAGCAAACGTGAGTTCAGATGTATCTACAATCTTAAAGCCTTTGTCATCCGTTTTTACGCAATTAGCAAATGCAGTACCTTCCAACTCCTGAGCAATAACCCCCACAAACTGCTGTGATGGGCTACCAGACTTCATAAATTCAGCGGTAAA